TAACAGTGACAATAAACACAAACATCAAGCGAACGCTTGGTCGTGCGTATTCTCGACTGCTAAGTTCTTATTCGTCTCTTAATGCCATGCTCAAGGTAAAACTTGGGCGTCCAGCAGTGGTCCACATCTTAGGATGTGTATCATTGCTGGGACGGAGAGTCAACCTTTCAGTTGTCAAAGTAGTTATCACCACGTTGGCCTACTACCATAAGTTGTATAAACATGGAGGAATTAAGTACCTTGTGATTTATCTCAAGGCTTGTTCTTCCATGCTCCAACAAGTGGTAGGTGGACAACGACTACACGATTTGAGCCCCTTTGGAGCTCGAGTCGGTCGATCTCATGGTGGGATCCCTTCAATTATTCCCGCTCTACATAGAGCTCGTATTCGATCCGGTTGTACTTGGACGATACGTTTCTGGGCGACTTTATTCGGGTTATACCGAGTATTAGACTTTCCAGGGACTATAAAGATCAGTACAATCACCAAAGAATACGGAGGAGATCCTCTTGTAACATACGAATTTAGTCAATTCGTGTTTAACCACTTCATCCATGTTCTGAAGAAATTGTTCCATAAAGATGGAACAATAACCGATGCACTATGGTCTGAAGAGGGCGAGGGTCCCCTTGAATTCTTGAAAGGACTCCGGGCCAGACCGTTTCTGATTTCTAAGTCTGGACCTTCAGTGCGTGGTGGCAATGTTCCAGGCGGTGCCCAGAACACGTCACCAGCACAGATCCTGGCTTCAGCATACACATGGTTAAACAGTCCTCTTTATCCAATGTTAGAAAATTGGTGTAAGATGACTGGAAACCAGTGGGTGTTGAACAGGATAGAATCTTGGGCCAAGGAGTTGTGGGTTTGGGAGGATTCTCTTCCCTTATCCTCAGGCGGGCCGAAATGCCCGTTTGAAGCAACTAATTGGCTTGGGAGACTTGGGTTCAAACCAGAACCGGCCGGAAAGGTTCGGGTGTTTGCTATGGTCGATCCATGGACACAGTGGCTCTTTGATCGCCTTCATAAAGCAATCTTTGGGCTACTGGAGCGAATACCACAGGATGGGACGTTCGATCAGGAACGACCGATAAGGAATCTGTTTACCTGGAAGGAGGCTGAAGAGAAGAAATTCTCTAAGCCAATCTCCTTGTATTCATTTGACTTGTCGGCCGCGACTGATCGTCTTCCTATCGTACTTCAAAAAGTACTACTGTCTCCCTTCTTAACAAGTTGGGGGGCAGAGCTGTGGGGTTGCCTGATGGTCGGTCGGAAGTATCACTGTCCAAAAACCATTAAATTTGGAGACGGTCCTAAACAGACTGTCTCTAAACTTGGCTATGTTCAGTATGCAACCGGTCAACCAATGGGTGCGCTCAGTTCATGGGCGATGTTAGCATTTCTCCACCATGCTATCGTTCAGTGGTCTGCCTTTAGGGCAGGTGTGGTATCTCTTGCGGAACCATGGTACGCAGGCTACGCCGTCTTGGGAGACGACGTGGTCATAGCGCGTGATTGTGTAGCCAAAGAGTACGCTGGAATAATGACTTCTCTAGATGTCGGTATCGGG